TGGCGCGTGGTCCATTGGCTGATCTCAATGAAGTCGACAGAGTAAGCCAAAGCTTGATTGCCCAGCGCAAAGAAGCTGGGTTGCCGCAATGGCCGGGACACCAGCAGCATTGGGCCGAGATGCAAGATGCGCTGAAAGCCGAAGGTTATCGTGGCGTCCGCTATGGCGATAAGGAAGTCGCGTCGTTTGAGCCTGAAAAGAACATGCGCTCGGTCAATGCTGTGTTCGACCCGGAAGGCAAAGGCGGATTGCTAGGCGGTGTTGGCGGCGCAACCGTGCTCGGCGGTGGATTGCTGGGCGGATCTGAAGAGGCGGAAGCTGGCGTAGGCAGCAAGATCCTTGGGCAGATCAGCGAGACTGGTTTCTTCAGTCCGCTAGAGCGTGCCGTTGGTGGTCTGTCGCAGCAGAAAGGCACAGGCGATCAGATGCTAGCCATGATTCAGAAACAGGCTGGCGTGAAACCTGAAGAAGTGCAATGGACTGGCTTGGGCGACTTCTTGGCCGGTAAGCCATCTGTCACCAAGTCTGAGATCGAAGATTACCTGTTGAACAATCGGGTGGAGTTGAAGGAGGTTCGGCTTGGTGAGTTTTCGCCAGAACAAAATGCCGTAAGAGAGCAGGCTATAGCTAGGTATGAGGATATTGCGGATATTTCTGCCGACACAAGAGCGAAACTTGAAGAAGGCGTTCTGTCATCACAAGAAGCAAGAGTTATTCTTGAACCTTTATATGCGGAAAGAGACCAGCTTCGCAGAACAATCGAATCTATCGGTGAGTCAATGACCACCAAGTTCTCCCAATACACCACTCCGGGCGGCAGCAACTATCGTGAGTTGTTGATGACGTTGCCAAAACAAAAGGCAGTTCAGCCAGCAGAATCTACAAGCGGATGGACGGTGGAAACGGTAAGCGAAAATCCATACGTCGGCCAAAGACAAATTGTTATTCGCGATGCAAGCGGAAACATTAGGGGACAGCGTTCTGGGTTTAGAGGAACAGATCAAGAGGCGATTGATAATACCGTTTCAGCTATGGCTAATCAGCGGACAAAAGAAGCCGAAGCAGCACTAAACTTCCGCTCATCCCACTACGACCAGCCCAACATCCTCGCGCACACTCGCGTCAAAGACTACACGCAAGACGGCCAGAAGATTCTTCACGTCGAAGAAGTGCAGTCAGATTGGCATCAGGCTGGACGGAAGAAGGGGTATTTTGGCGAAAACGAACGTAAAGCGAAAGAAATATCGGCAGAATGGAAAAAGGTGGAAGATGAACTTGCGCCTCTTCAACGTAGATTGCGTGATTTAGAAGGCGCTTACAACGCATCAGCTTATTCCGATGAAATAGCATCACTAAAAAACAAAATTGCCCCGTTGATGCAAAAAAATGATGAATACAAAAGAATGCTTGACGAGCTTTCTCCGAATTATGGGGCTGTACCAGACGCCCCGTTCAAAAAGAACTGGCACGAATTGATGACTCGCCGCATCCTTCAGGAAGCTGCAGATAAGGGCTATAGCCGCGTGACATTCACGACCGGGCGGACGCAGGCGGATCGGTATGATTTGGGCAAGCAGGTAGAAGCAATTTATTACGATAAAAAGCATGGGAAATTAACGGCGTATGACCATGATGCCTATCAAGTAATAAATGAGACTGTTCCAGAAGAAAAAATAGCCGATTATATTGGTAAGGAGGCAGCAGAAAAGCTAATGCGTCCTGAGTATACGATTAAGTCGCGCGACCATGTTCAGGAACTATCAGGCCAAAATCTTCGTATTGGCGGCGAAGGCATGAAAGGCTTTTACGACAACATGATGGTCAAAGCCTTCAACAAGGAAGGCAAGAAATATGGCGTAAAAGTCGAGCCGTACACGCTAAAGACAGGCAAGAATGGCGAGCAAGTTTGGTCGATGGAGATCCCGCCGGAAATGCGAGCCAAGCGAAAGGCAGAAGGCTCTCCGATGTTTGCAGCCGCTCCATTTAGTCTTCTTGGCGCAGGCGCAATGGCTCCGGACAAAGACGCGCAAGCAGCCATGATTGCCGAGAATATTCGCCAGACTCCGCTTTCGGCGTTTGATTTGAATGCAAAACCGCAGGCAGAAATGCGCGCTCCGCGTTATGGAGTGCTTGCAGATATTGCTGGCGCATTTGAATCAGGGTCTAGAAATGATTTACTTGGATCTGGCGAATCTGCCGCAAGAGTCGCAAATGCGCTAGCCTATGGACAAAGACCGGGCATTCTCGATACGATCATCGGATCTTTTGAGGCAGTGGATCCAATTACATGGACCTCTCTGCTTGGCGCCATGACTAAAGGACGCTAAATGGCAATCACAAACTACAGCAATTTGCAGACCACCATCGCGGACTTTCTCAACCGCGACGATTTGACGTCTGTAATTCCGGTTTTCATCCAGTTGGCTGAATCCCAGATGAATCGGGACATTCGCCATTGGAAGATGGAAACCCGGTCAAGCGGTCAGCAAACTGCTGGCGACCAGTACATGCAGATTCCGGCTGATTGGCTGGAGACGATTAGATTCCATGTGACAGGAAGCGGCACAAGTCCGCTGGACCTGATTTCACGCGCTGCGATGCAGGACAAGCGCGCAGGGGCTGAAGACACATCCGGAACGCCGCGTTACTACTGCCATGCAGACAGTCAATTTGAACTGTACCCGACGCCTGATGCCGACACGGATGTTGAACTTCTGTATGTGGCCAAGATTCCTGATCTGGCAACAAATTCCACGAACTGGCTGCTCGAAGATGCGCCAGATGCGTACCTGTATGGATCTCTCTTGCATTCAGCACCATACTTGCAAGAAGATGCGCGTGTGGCTGTCTGGGCGCAGATGTATTCTGCCGCAGTAGCCAGACTTAACGAAGCGTCTGAGAAGGCGCGTTACTCTGGCTCCGGCCTAACATTGAAAGTAAGGGGATTAGGATGAGTTTTACCAACTACCTTGAAACTGAACTGCTCGACCATGTATTTGCGGGCAATGCGTATTCTTCACCGGCTGCGGTTTATGTCGGCCTTTTCACTGCTGCACCGGGCGAAGCTGGCGGCGGCACTGAAGTATCTGGCGGATCTTATGCTCGTCAGGCTGGCAGCTTTACCGTAAGCGGCAACACCGCAACCACCAGCGCTGCAATCGAATGGCCGACTGCGACCGCCTCTTGGGGTACGATCAGCCACATCGCAATCTTTGACGCATCTACCAGCGGCAACATGCTGGCCTATGCTTCACTGAGCGCAAGCAAGACGATTGCTTCTGGCGATGTGTTCCGTATCCCGGCTGGCGACATCGACATTACGCTGGACTAATAGCTAATGGCTTTCGCCTACGGCTTATACAACTACGGCGACGGCTATTACAGCGCGACCAAGTATGTGGACGCGGCGGCTTCGGCTTCCGCGTCTGCATCTATTTCTGTTACAGCACAGCGAATTCATCGCGCATCTTCTGTAATATCAAACACATCAAGCGCATCAGCACAGGCATTTTTGACCGCAAATCGGTCTGCTGCAATATCAGCATCTGCTGTTGTAGATGGGCTTGGTTTAAGAATTGGCACAGCCAATTCAATTATCGTCAATACATCGGCTGTCGTTACAAGCGCCCAGCGCATTCAACAGCCTTCTATTAGCGATTCTGTTTCTTCTTCTGCTTCAGCAAGCGGAAATGGAACATTTGCAAATTCATCTGCAATTGCAACAACTTCTGTTGCCAGTGCAAGCAGCGAGGTAATTAAATTAGGTTCTGCTGCAATTTCTGCGCAATCTGCATTGACCGCATCTGGAGATGCGGCCATTGGTGGAGCCGCATCAATAAGCGCATCATCTTCGGCAAGTGCTTCTGGTCTGAGAATTGGCGAATCTAGCGGAACTGCTTCTGCAGTCTCAACAGCGATTGCATCAGCAAATTATGATGTAAATGGATCTGCATCCACGACCGCATTTGCAACAGTAGATGGTCTTGGCCTTCGCATAGCAAGAGCCGAATCCATCGTTGTAAACACATCAAGCACGGTCTCTAGCGCTGAGATTATTTATCTGTCTTCTGCTGCATTAAGCGCTCAGGCGGATGTTTCTTCTAGCGGGCTAAGAATTGCGGATGGGTCTGTTTCTGATTCTTCATCTGCGGTGGTTACTGCTGATTCAGAAAGGATACAGCAGCCGACCGCATCAGCATCTGCAACTGCCGAAGTATTAAGCCTTGCAGAAAGGATTCAGGCATCTGACGCATCAATTTCTGCGTCTTCTACGCTGACATCTTCTGCCGCTAGGATTGGAGAATCGTCAGCAGAAATCAGCGCTGTATCCAGTTTAGATGCAAATGGTTACGCGACAATTCTTGGCTCTGCATCTGCAGCAGCAGAATCTCAAGTTAATGCGACCGCAAACAGAGTACAATTCTCTGGAGCCGTCTTGTCGCTGACTTCAGCGGTTATTGCGATTGGCCGTGAAAAATGGGAAATTATTCCTGTTGGAACAAACACTTGGACTACCATTCCAGAAGCGTCTGATACTTGGACGAAACTAGCCGCCTAAAGGGGATTTAAGATGGCTGATACTACGACTACCAATTACAGTTTGACAAAGCCTGAAGTAGGTGCGTCCGAAGACACTTGGGGTACTAAGCTAAACTCAAATTTGGACACGATTGACTCCACGATGAAGTCAATTTCAGACGCGACAAATATCAATAATTTGACGGCTGAAACCAGTTTTACTGGAACTGACTTGATTGCTGTGTATGACACTTCTGCCGGAGCAATGCGAAAGGGTACGATTTCAAATGCTGCATTGGCAGGTCCCACTGGTCCCACTGGTCCTACCGGCCCTACTGGTCCTACTGGACCTACCGGACCGGCTGGCACTGCAGGTCCTCCGGGGCCTACTGGACCTATCGGCCCTACCGGCCCTACCGGCCCTACCGGCCCTGCTGGAACGCCTGCAACGACTTTTAATACTGTCGGCAGTTATGGTTTTTTTGTATTTGCGGCGAACACAAGTAATTCAAACGCAAATCCCGGAAACACACGCTCAGGATCACAGATAAAATACTTTACAGAAAACGATACCAGCAATGACGGACATTGTACTGGCAAATTTTATGTAAGAATTGCGACTTCAGACACCTACATGGAAAATCCAACAAACGGCAGTATGAATAATACAGTAAGTGGAACTTGGAGAAATATGGGTCCGGGCAACGCAAGATCAGGACCTGTGAATTCTGTAGGCAATGACAATAATTGTTATGCGCTTAATCTTTGGGTTCGGACCGCGTAAGGAATAAAATTATGTTTACAGTCGAATATATTGTACATGGTTCTGCGTTTTGGACGGATGAAACTGAATCCAATTCAGCAGACTGCGTTGTAAAATTTGCAGAGTTTAGCGAAGAAATGCCATTTTCTGCCGTAAAGGATGATTTTTACGATCATTCTGAACTGATACTTGAACTTATTTCATCTGGAGAAGCAGGGCCAGTAAAGTCTTATTCTCAATGGCTTGCGGAGATGGAAGCGCTAAAAGAACAATTTGACGCAGATTATCGACAAAAACTTGAGGAAAAAATTAAAGAAATCAATCCAGATGTTATTTTGCCCGGAGCGGCTGATGTTGATGGAGATGGCACAGCTTCAACTTCTGAACTTGAAGCCTTATTAAACGCTCTTAAGAAAAAAGCAGAAAAAGAAAACGAGGAAGTTATTTTAAAAAAATTTGGCGCGTAACATTTATGCTAAATAACAACGGAATTGTTAGCGTTTCCAATTTTATAATGGAAATACAAAACGCTTGGACAGAGGAAGAATGCGAAGTTTACATAAACCAATTTGAAGAACATTTTTATGACTTCAAAAAGCACTCAGACTTGCCTAGTGCATTTGGTTATGGAGATACTCAGTTTAAATCAAGGGGATTAGGAAGGAAAGATTATCAAGTTTTTATACCATTTGTTTTGCGTGATAAATTTGAAGAAATACAAGACACTGTATATAAAGCCCTTTCAATATACAAAGAAAATGTTTCTTCTTTGGCCGAAGATAATTTAATTAGTTATTATTCAAAACTACAAAAAACTAAATGCGGAGACGCTGGATACTCTGTCTGGCACAAAGAACAGACCAGCGGAAGCGCTTGCAATCGCGCTCTTGCATGGATGATTTATTTGAACGATGTAGATAATGGCGGCGAAACTGAATTTTTATATCAACAGACAAAATTTTCACCGAAAGCAGGAAACCTGCTGATGTGGCCTGCTGGGTACACTCATCCACACAGGGGAAATCCGCCATATTCAAATGATAAATATGTTTTGACTGGATGGTTTTACTACCCATCAGAAGTGGAATCGGAATTGTTCAAAGAGGCATACTCGTGAGACAAAACTGGCAAATGTTTGAGACTGCAATTTCTACAGAAACTTGCAATTCAATGGTGGAAAGTCTTTGTGTTATTGAGCCACAAGACGGAAAGATATTTTCAACCAATCAAGATTCAGATTTCAGAAAAAGCAAAATACGATGGGTGCATAATCAGCCAGCTATAAAGCAATTTCTGTATGAAAAAATCTGCGAAGCAAACAGAAATGCCTTTAATTTTGATGTTGAGAATTATTGTCAAATTCAATTTACAGAATATTCTTCAGAGTACGGCGGATGTTATTCGTGGCATCACGATGTTGATTGGAATGACAACAAAGCATTTGATCGAAAACTTAGCATTGTTGTTCAGCTTACAGACCATAAATCTTATGAGGGCGGAAATTTGGAATTTGACGAGGTTCAAGGCCCTCAACCGCTTAGGCTAAGAAAACAAGGCACAATTATTGTTTTTCCTTCATATTTGCGGCATCGTGTCACGCCAGTGACAAGTGGGATTCGGCACAGTCTTGTGGCATGGTTTGAAGGCCCGCGTTGGCGATAATTTACAAGGAGTGCCGTTATGGCCCTGATTCCACTACAGATCCCACCGGGGGTGTACCGGAATGGCACAGACTTTGAGGGGTCAAATCGCTGGATAGATGCCAATCTTGTCCGTTGGCATAACGGTTCTATGCGCCCGGTCGGAGGATGGACTACACGAGTTTCATCGGCGTATGCATACGCGCCTCGTGCAATGCATGCTTGGGCAGATAACACCGCAGGATCAAATCTTGCAGCAGGGACATACGAGAAGCTGTATTACACTAACGCTTCTGGCACAAGCTATGACATCACTCCGGCTGGATTTACCGCAGGAAGCGAAGATGCCGCCGTAAATACGGCGTTTGGCGGCAACTACTACGGAACAGGTTTCTATGGCGTAGCGCGCCCAAACTCAGGCGTATATCAAGAAGCTACAACTTGGGCGCTCGACAACTGGGGCGAATACCTTGTTGCCTGCTCGACTGACGATGGCAAGCTGTACGAATGGCAGCTTAATACCGCATCTCCTGCCGCAGCAATCAGTGGCGCTCCGACAAGCTGCAAAAGCCTTGTTGTAACCGAAGAGCGTTTTCTGTTCGCGCTTGCTGCTGGTGGCAATCCACGCAAGGTTCAATGGTGCGACCGCGAAGACAACACGACTTGGACTCCAGACGCGACTAACGAAGCTGGCGACTTTGAATTGCAGACTTCCGGCCAGATCATGTGTGGTCTGCGCATGCGTGGCAGAACGCTAATCATTACTGACAATGACGCACACATCGCGACATACAGCGGTCCGCCGTATGTTTATGGCTTCGAGCGCGTTGGTACTGCATGTGGCGTTATCGCAAGAAAGGCTGCTGTAGCAGTCGATCAAGGTGCATTCTGGATGGGCGCACAGGGCTTCTTTGCGTTTGACGGCTCTGTCGCAAAAGAAATCAACTGCGATGTCACCGACTATGTTTTCTGCGACATCAACTTAAATCAGATCAGCAAGACTTACGCCATACACAACAGCAAATTTGGTGAAATCTGGTGGTTCTATCCAAGCCAGAACAGCACAGAAAACGACCGCTATGTGGCCTACGATTATCTTGAAGGCCATTGGGAAGTTGGTCAGATTGACCGCACTGCTGGCGTGGATCGCGGCGTATTCAAAGATCCTATCTGGGCTGACGCTTCAGGCAATTTGTACGACCATGAACTGAACGCTTCGCTTGGGCATGGCGCATACACGCCGTTTGCCGAAACCGGCCCGATCAGCCTTGGCGCTGGCGATTCTGTGATGAAGGTCAACAATCTGATCCCAGACGAGCGCAATCAGGGCGATGTTGAGGTGACATTCAAGACACGCTTTCATCCGAACGACACAGAGCGCACATACGGTCCATACAGCATGTCGAATCCGACATCGGTACGGTTCACAGGTCGTCAGATTCGGATGCGCGTGGAAAGCGCTAAAAATGTCTGCTGGCGCTCTGGGATCATGCGCATCGAAGCGTCTCCGGGTGGCCGTAGGTAATGGCACAGGAAATACCGCCACCACCACACGGCGCAAGCTGGTCTGCGTGGGGTGAACGCCTTAATTCATTTATTCTTCGGACGAGAGATCGCCTACGCAGCCTAACGACCAACGATTCTGCCGCTGAAGACGGCATCCTGATGTGGGATCGCTCCATCGACCATCCTGTTGTTTCGCTGGATGGCGAGTGGGTTCCGCTCGGATATGGCGCAAATGATCCAGACCAAGGCTACGGCTACGGTGCGTTTCTGGATTTCACTGATCAGACTTGTGCGGCTACTGAAACGCCGACAGCGATTACTTGGGGAACAACAGCATATTCTAATGGAGTTGCTGTAGGCTCTCCGACCAGCCGGATCGTATTCACGAATGCTGGGAAGTATTACATTCACTTCACGGCACAGCTTAATTCGCAGTCTGCAAATGCAAAGGCATTCTGGTTTTGGCCGCGAATCAACGGCACAGACATTACCGGATCAACGATGCGGATTACCCTGCATGATAATAACGAAGCTAAAACTGTCGCTCGTGCAGCGATTTTTGAGGTAGCGGCAGGCGATTATCTGGAAGCCATGTTTGCCGTGGACAATCTGAACACTTCGCTGGAAGCCTACGCAGCAGAAACTTTCTGCCCTGCGGTTCCGTCCGTGACGCTAATGGTGAAGAGCATCTGATGGGCGCAGACGAAAGAATGCCGATCATGGACCAGCTAGTCCGGTGCAAAAACTGGATTGAGGCTGCTCTGGCGTATTCCGGCGGAACGCACAGCTTTCAGGACATTGTTGACGGTGTGATTTCAGGACGGATGCAGCTTTGGGCTGGAGATTCTGGGT